GAATACACGACGTGAATTCGTTGCATCAATATACGCATAATTTTGTGATTTCGATATGCAACAAGCGTCAAGAGAATCAGGTAATTGCGTTTGAACAATTGAGCTACCTGTTAAATCAAATTTAATGGTAACATTTGATGTTGCTGATGCAATCGCATATCCATTTTCTGATTCACTGATATGAGAGTATCTGAACTGCAAAGATCCTAATGTCGTAACTTGCACTGGGACTGGTGCTGGTTGTTCTGTAATATTTGTTTCATAGAAATAATTGGTATTTGCGCCAGTATTGTAATACATAATCAAATTATTATATCCAATCGCATATGATCCTGATGAGGTAACAACCAAGTCACCACGTGCTACGATATAGATCTTTGATCCGATTATAAACCATTTCTTATCAGGACTTTTGTCATATGTCGTGAATTGAACTTGTCTCGTGTATTCACGTTTATCAAATAATAATGTTGGATGATGCGTTACATCATCAGATGCAATAAATTCGAATGGTTGAATGCCACGAACAGGTGTAATTGCGATGTCATCGGTTGTCAGCCAGTATCGTTTGTTTTGTAATTGAGAAGGTATCGATGAAAGATCTACGATACGACTCCATGATGAAGTATCCCAATATGAATCAGTTGCATACACAGTTGTATTTGCAGAACTGATTGCAACAATAGGATCTTCAGTATTGATATTTCGATATAGTTTTATTGATAACACTTCATTGTTATTGGTATAACGCGCAGTCGTTGCAAAATCTGTACTGAACGACATTTCATTATACCATTTTCTTGCATCATTTACAAAATGATCCGGACAAGAGAATTGTCCAGTCTTGTAATTGTACGTATAAGATGCAGTGATGTCTGCTTGTGTGAATGGGATATATGTTCCGGGTTGTCCGAATGAACGTGCAAATCCGTCCCATGTATGTGCAATTGATGCAATTGGTATTCCAATAACATCACTGAACGAAACTTCATGACCAGTTGGCATTGTGACTCGTTCGAACATATTGAATCCAGCACACCATGAAATGAATCCATCAATATAAACATTTTGGTTTGTATCAGATTGATCCGCTGGTAACATTGTAAATTCAGAAATATTTGAAGTTACAGTGTAAACATTATCAGCATATCCTGATGTATAGGATTTTGTTCTTGCATAATAATCACTTCTTCTGAACGTATAAAGGTTTGGTTCATCCATTGTAACAGATGTACGATTAAACATTCTGGAAGGATTGGTGATACAAATAGATTTGCCTGCAGTCCAACCATCTTCAATGATAGATGTTGAATAAGACATACATAAATACACTGTAATATCAATTCGTGTATTAATATCTTTTCGAACCGTAGATTTTTCACCAATACTATTATAAACCCATGAATGTGTCCATAATGCATTGTATGCAGTTCCAATACCGTATTCAGAAATATCAACTGGTCCAGTGACTCCATCGATGTTGTAATTAAAATACACTTCAAGGATTTTCACGGTCGTTGTAATGATACCGGATAATGAATCATAATAAACAGGATACGCATAACTCTTTGAACTTGACGTGACTGTTGCTGGGTTCGTTGTAATAGGACTAAGTATGACGTTCGTTGTATGATTAAATGTTACAGAGCCATTACCGATATAGAAATTTGTCGGCCAGTTAGCTTTAGATACAAAATATTGCGACATACCGTAATTTGTCATCAAATTCATACCATATTTTTCATCAACGACATTTCCATCAAGATCTTTCACTTGTATTACGTATACATTTGAAATACTTGATGTTTTGTTTTCATGTTTGAAATGTTTTGCAAATTCCATTGCCCGTTGATATTTTTCATCAATTGGTGTTCCATGCATGATTATCACACTCCTTTCGATATTTATTTAAATTCGATTCGATTGAGAAATTTATAATCAGATTTTGATATATGTGCAGATTTGATGTTAGTTTGCTCAGTTGATTCAAAATCATAATCGATATTACCATCATGAACATACATGGATGTTTCATCAAATGATACAAATCGTGGATCATATGTGAAAGTCTCCATTGTCGTTTCATTACAATGAATGACAAATGATTTGTAAATGTATCCAAGATTATATTTTGAATAACCTGAATAATCACATATCATCAATGTATTATGATTTAAGAACCAATAGTTTTCTGATACACAGCCTCGATATATATCAGAGTCTCCAACTAACGTGTCTATTGTCCATGGGAATATGAATGTTTGTGTAAAATCTGATTTATAGTCATATATGTATCCACGAGATGATGAATTAGAGATCACATATACGGCAAAATCCGAAGCACATACACAATGCGGTGTTGTCCATGGGATATTTTTTGTGGTTGTGAATGTTTCTGTATTTTCATCATAAATATACAGATAGTTTGCATTGGCAAAAAAGAATTTGCCGTTACAATAATCAATACATGCAATACCGGTTGATGGTGCTGTTCCAGTGAAAAATGTACCATCAGAAATCCGATAACCCCAAAACGTTGGAGATGAGGCTGAATTTCTTGTTGCTACAATTAGCTTCTTACCAACAGCAAAATCGCGTGTACTCCAATTCAAATTATGTGCAATTGTTTGATATACATGTGTTTTGATATCAAATAACAACAATGCATTTTCAGTTGTTACACAAATATGCGTACTATCATACCAACGAGCACGTCCATAAGCGCTACCACTCGCAATAGTGTATTTATATGCACCGATTCTTTGTAATGTTAATGATGAATCATTTTCATCTTTTAATTTGAAAATTATCATTATTGGATATCTATCAGAGTGATATGCTTCCCAAGTAGAAACTGCGGTACATGAAGATGATAAATAAATATAATTATCATCAACAAGTATCGAACCGATATATTGGTACCATAATCTGTTAAATGCGAATTGTGCATATTTTTTCATTTCGCCTGTAAATAAATTTATTGTATATAATACAGCTTCGCCTGTCTGCGTTGATGTTGCATAATGGTTAAAATTACCTTGTTTGAAACAATACAATGTTCCATTATGTACAGTCGTCAAACCAGAAACAATCTGACTTCCACTTCCAGGAAGTGGTCCGGTATTCCTATAAATGACCGGAAACTGTTCGTTTCCGGTCTTTACAGGGAGTAAATGTGAGCTCATGTCGTTTGACCTCCTTATCTTCCATCTTCTAATGAAATATAGAAGATCCTTGCATTCTCATCAGATTTTGATTTTTTGTCAACATTGATTGTTGTAATTAATCGTGTACCACTTGGCTGAATAATCTGTTTTTTCACAGAAATATCAACATCATATACGGATGAATTGATTTCCATCCGTGGTTTTATTTCACGAATTTGCAAATTCTTTGAAACATCTATCATCTCATTCACAATTATTTGTTCATGTGGAACAACATTCAATGAAGCTTGTGTTGTAGTATCATCTGGATCATATATCAGAATCTCATAATCATCGTCCAAACCTATATCACTATCAACCATTAATGAGCCATATTGTTCAAATAATGATTGATCCAATTGTTGCGAAGGTGTGTTCGCCCAACGTGATAAAGATTTATCATAATATTTGATTCCATATTTGTCACGGCATAAGAATAACACAACAGATGTCTCGATTACTTCAATTTCTATTTTTGTTAGAGATTTATGTAAAGCATTACCACCGGCTATAAGAGTTGTATCGGTTAATTCAAATGCATCGGATACAAGGTATCCTTCTGGACGATATGAATTTTCAGTTAATACATATCCAGATCCACCACTTCCGGCAGAAATTGGGTAAGAATAATATCCGGATTGAACTCGTGTTGCTGAGCCTCCGCCATACCATCCACCTCCTCCTCCGGAGCCGACACCGCCATATGCATATTGAACACTGCCACCATAACCAAATCCACCGCTGATTGTTGGATAATTTACATTAACTCCCGGGGCTGTCTGTGTACCAGGTCCAGCACTATCTCCATATCCTGAAGTACCTGTACCACCTGATTCACCTCCGCCAACACCGCCAACTTTGACACCATTATTACCATTATAAGCATTACCACCGGAACCACCAGCAACAATGATTCTGGCATATAATGAGTCAACACCAAGACGGATATCAGTACCACCGCCGCCAGGATACCCAATGTCATTACAATGTCCTTGTGTACCATAAAGATATGCACGTCCACCACCATTGAAACCAATATCAGGACGCATTTGTGTTGTATATTCTGGTGAAATAAAGTTGTGATACATACCTGATCCACCGACGTATGCATATAATGTATTCGGTGCTGTTAATGTCAATACACCTTCTGCGTATCCACCATTTGCAATATACCTGGGTCCACCAGAACCGCCACCGGATCCGCCCCAACATCTTAACCGATATTTTCCGGAAGGTAAATCGATTCGCTGTCCTTTACCAAAACTTGGTAAAACTGTGATGATATCACCAACCTGAAATTCTTTTACGGGTTCACATATTCGAACACATGGATATTCAGAATATCCACCTGCAAGATGTGGGACTGTGAAATGATATGGTTGATGATTTTCCATGTAATCTTGTGGTTTGTATGATGTATCGGTTAATACATATCCAGATCCACCACCACCAGAACAGTTTGTGTTTGATCCAGTAGATGATGTTGAATATCCACCATACCATCCTCCTCCACCTCCGGAGCAGCCATAACCATTATTATTGGTATTATATTGACTAGCTCCATTACGACCGTTTTGTCCATATCCGAACGAATATCCGGATTCTTGTGTAGCATATAACTTTGTCGCGTCATTAAAGATTTCGCGATATCCGCCATTTACACCACCACCAATTCCGGTGCATCCTATATAATATGGGCTACTAGTTTGATAGAATGTCTCGGTGAACGATGTCGGACCACCAGCACCACCGGCAACCATTATACGTGTATTCAACGATTTGAAATCACGTAATGCTACAGGATCAACAGGATTAATTTGTTCATTTGGTTCAGGTTCAACAATCGGATATTCACCTATTGCACCAGAAGATGATGGATATGTTACACCGGTATCCAAAAAATAAAATTCCGATTCCGGGTCTGCCAATAGGTCAATAAATCCTTCGTGACTGTCTTCTGTGCGTACACATGGAATGAAGTTATGCTTCATCACATATGTATCATCTTCTTTTTCATATATTCTGAAATGATATACTTTACCGATGAAACCTCCAGCTGAAACTGTTGCAGAACCACGATACGAATTCATCAATATAATAGGTCTCACATCAGGTTCGCCAGAAGGATTGTATTCCCACATCCATTTTCCATTAACATTGATTCCTGTTCGTCTAACTAAATACATTGCCGGAACGGAACGTTGTATACCAGCATATACACGATATGCACCGCTGCTCCATGTCATTGTTCCATATATAGAACAAATAGATGGTTTTCCATCATATGCATTTAACCAACATAACCATCCAGGATTTGTATTTGTATCCGATTGTGAGCCAAATATTGCATATTCACCGGAACCATCAACCATTGCACGTACTGATATAACAGTATCTTTATCACGACTTGCAATATATCCTGTATTAATACAGGATGTACTCTGTCCTTTAATGTATTCTATTTGTGAATATCCTTCCGGTAATGTTGGAATATCTTCAGATCTTTTCTTCAAAGAATTTTGTGCTTCGATATAGTACGAACCTTCAGGTCCGGCAACTAAATTTGATGAGGATGCCGAATCTTTTAATGGTTCATTAAATTCTGATGTGACTGTATCGTACATTCCAATCGTATTATCAGATAACCGAATACATGGAATAAATTCATGTACTAATGAATATTCATCGTTATCGAGTTCATATATTCTTAAATAGTACGCTTTACCATTGAACATACGGTTGCCGATTGTAACATCATCGCCTCGTCTAGCAGATAAAAATAACATTGTATTATTCGGATCAGGTCCTATAGACGGAGCAATTGATGAGTTAAAATATGAAGGTACGTCATTTACAAATGTTCCATATGCATCAATTTGAATTGTTGCACGTTCATTGGTATTGACATTTATAGTTGTTTGATATTTTCCATAATTTGTTTCAGAATAAGTAGAATCTGCATCATATGCTGTACCATAATTTGATGATAACATTGGTAAATTTCGACGTACACCATACCACACTATCCATCCGGGATTTCCAGCCGAGTCTACTTGTGTTCCTAAAATAGCCGTGTTTGTAGCTGAAGAATAACTTGCTGAAAAAACAAATGTTGAATTCGATTTTGCAATATATCCAGTATCAAAATACTGATGACCGTCACACTGAATATATTCTATTTGTTGATATTCAACTGGTAATTCTGGATAGTAAATATCAGAAGGATCGATAAAATCCTCTGGAGTCTTTACACGAATATCGGAAGCACCACCACCTCCAGATCCAGACCACCAACTAGACCCATATGATTTACCTCCACTGCCACCACCGTTGAATCCACCAGGTGCAACAGTAGCACCATTTATACGATCACCTCCATTACCACCAACATATGCTTTCAATGATAATGGCGTTGAATTATTCAGAATACCATATGAAACACCACCGAGATTATGGTAGCTATCCCATATAGCACCACTCATTGCACCCCAACACATCATTAGATGTTCACCTGCTGGTACAGTAAATGGATATATACCAGGAACAAAAAATTCTTGACTAGCTCTCCACAATCTGTCGTTGTAAACAAAAATATTTGCCATTTAATAACACCTCCAAATTAGGTGTCAGGTACATACGGTGCATCGTTAGAAGAATAAACAGCAACAAGCGTACCATCGGAAAGCGCATCAATTTCTGCTTGTGTTGGATCATGTGGGAATGTTGTGATAGCATTTTCAAATCCAACAAGCTTCAAATATCCATTATAGATATCATCTTCACATGTAGTTGATACATACGATTGTGGAATAACACGATAAACGGTTTCAGTTGAAGGATCAACGATTAACATGTTACGTTTATATTGCTTTCCAGACTCATAATCTTCAATTGATGCGGTACCGCCGCCTGCGCCAATCTGCAATTGTTTTAAATTTTCAGATATTTGATGAATCAGTCGTTGTTGAATCTCAATCTGTTCCAACAATGCTTCGAATGTCGGTTCTTTTTCAACAGCTGCCATATATAACCCTCCCTTACGTTTCGTCTGGTTGTTGCTCTGCAATCCATTCGAGTATACGATTATTGATTGCATCCAGATCTTCATTTTCTGCAGTAATTGCATCTGTCATGGGTACAAATAATGTTTTTAACTTTTCCAAGACAAATGCCCATGTACATAATTGCACGATATCACCATCGGGCAATTCATATGTTAACGGCATGAATTGAATATCATCGTTATTCGTTGCCATATTCGACAACTCCTTTCGTTATAAGGTTATGAAGTCGTTTTTCGATACTATTTAATGAAAAAAAATAAAGTGGGGCTATATGCCCCACTTCATCATTATTTGTCCCTGAACTTGATCATTTGATCAATAAATCGTGTTTCATTCTTTTCGAAACACGAGCATTGTTCACGATTCTTAAACGTTGGAATGATATCGATGATATCATTTGACAGTGGTTGGTCATCGGTGATTCTACGTAATGTGATCACCGATTCTGCATATTCGTCTGTCGGTACATATACTCTCGTACAATACCGGCGGCCATCTGCTTCGCATTTGCAATTTTTGCATATCATACAAAGTGAAAACAGTTCTTCACTCCGATATGCAATTGCATCAGCAATTATTTGATTAAGGTTGTGCTCTCCACCGAAATGGACACAACATTTTTTCCAATCGAGTGCGCCGAAATGTTTGATATCTAATTTATACATATCGAATACACATTCGATTCTTGAGATAGCATCTTTCAGCCATTTCAATCCGTCATCTTCTTTTCGAATGATCACCTGATTCCACTTCGCATAAGCGTTCACCCCGTAAACGAACGCTATGATGAAATCATCATACACATTTTCAGACAACTTTGATACATTGTCATCAAGTGTATCAGTGTTCATCCGATAGGTGATGCCGTCTTCGAAGATGACATCACCGAACGGTACTGTTTCGTCCACAATTATTGTGATTGAACGGTTGCGTCCATCCCAATAATCTGGACGAAGAATAACCGGTACACCCCACCGTTTTAACAGTTCCTGAGTGTGACGGTTAGGTTTTTGGAATTTCATTTTGTTTGTATTCTCCTTTATTTTATTTAATGCAGATGGTAAATTCTGATGAATTTACTGAATCTGTCGTTTATATCAGAAACCATGTCATCACATTTGACCGTAATTTCAGCATGGTTTCCATCCTCTGTTGTCACAACAAATGTCAGATTTGTATCTGTCACTTTCGAAAGAAGACCGGTATACGATTTGTATTCCGGAGAAATTCTTTCAATTATTTCGATGCGATACGCATCACCGACCTGAAATGCCGCAGGATTAAATGTAAATCCTGTCGGAATCATCGAACATGTCGGTGGAAATGGTGTCTGTACAGACTGAAGCAGGGGTGCTGCTTCGGCCCAATACGGTGAGAAACCATTATGCTGTATCTGTGTAACCGGTGGTACAATCGATGTCGGTCTTGGCATGTTTGGACCACAGATTGATGGATGATCATCCGGTTTCTCTTCAGTTCTCGTAGGATCAGCTTTGAAAATCTGATCCAATGATCTGAACGGTGATTCGGATTTCAGATCGTCTGGATAGTCCATTTTGCGGAAGACATCTTCCACTGAAACACTCATCGGTGTTTCACTTGTTGCGATCATATCATTCACAACATCAATTTTCTTCTGTCTGGCCATAATTTTCCTCCTTGACATAATTACAAATTTCATCAAATGACATACCTTCCATAACTCTTGTTTGGAGTTCAGCACATGTCATTTGATTACGCACTTTTATAGTTGTATCCGGTTTACGTCCATAATGGAATTGCATAAATTTTCCGAACGTTTCTTCGTTCAGATATGCAATTTCCACGTTTAGATCGATACGACCGGGTCGAACCAAAGCCGGATCCAATTTTTCCAGATGATTCGTTGTGAAAATATAAATCACGTTTTCCGGGGAATTGAATCCATCTAATACATTCAGAAGACTATTGATACTGACTTCTTCTTGTATTACGAAAGAGCCAGTGTTTGCAATACCGAGCTCTTTATTTGAGACACGTCTATCGCGTGTCATTTTCGAAGTATCGATATCCTCAATGATAACAATACGCATTCTGCCTTTGTTTCCGTATGTTAACCAATGAGGATTTTGAATTGTCTGTGCAAGTCTGTCTGTTTTAACATACATGATATCACACTCAATCAGATTTGTGATAGCCTGTACAACCGACGACTTACCGGTGCCAGGATTTCCGTATAACATGATACCAAAATGATATGGTATCTTGTGTTCCTGGTACCATTTCCGACTTGCACAGAACTTTTTTACGGAAGATACAATCAAATCTTCCTGAACTTGTGGTAAAAATACATCATTGAACGTTCTGTTTGGTCGTGCAGGTACTTCTGTAAAGCACCCATTATCAATGATTTTGTATCTCTTTTTAGATTTTTCTGATTCAATCTCTTTCGACCGTTTCATCATGATTTTGATAAGGTCTTTGAGATTTTCAATATTTCGCTTTGTATATAATGTCTTGAGCTTCATTGTAAGACGAAGTTGAGTGCCGTCGTTGTTTGTTGCATTGTCGACACACTCATATTCAAGAAATATGGCTGTTCCTTTATGAACATATGCATCAATCGATTTACCAGGAATCTTGGCATAATCGTGTGATGCACAAGGATCTTCAACCGCAATAGGATTGAAGCTTCTTGGTACATGTCGAAAGAATTCGACAACGGCATCTTGTTCGATACTCCATCGGAAGCCGGAAATGTCAACTGTATACCACATTAATGCAGATGTAGTTGACCGAAGCATATTGATCGGCTCCTGCAATAACGATGTTATCGCATTTGATATAATGCGACCGGATGTAAAATCCATGATTCAGATCTTCCTTTCTACTAGTGTAATATGTAAAGGGAAAAAGATAAGATAAGATAATTTACTTCTCCCTTTGCATATTAATTATATACATATGAAAAATAAATAAAACTTCATATAAAAAATAATTAAACGGGGGCATATGCCCCCGTTTAATTATAATAATTCTAATAAATTCAAACCATCGATACTGTATTTTTGCAATCCGTCAATATCGACAAGATCAATCATATCAGCTTTCATATTTTGAATTGCTGATTGTGGTATCATCTTGGTATGTGATTCAATATCGACAAGTGGATAGTTCTTGATCACATAATCATGATATACTTTATCAATGATTGGTAATACCGATTCAACGCTTTTCGGATCATTTCGGATCTTTCCTTGTTCAACACCTCTTAAGAGATTATATGCAAATGTTGTAATCCCAATTTGTGTTAATCCAAGAATTGCACGATCGAAATCTCCAACGATTACATTCAGTAAGTTATAGAAAACTTTATTCTTTGTAAATTCACTCACGACATCATCTTCGTCAACCTTTGTAATAGCCTGAACAATCTGAATCGGATCTGATATTTGTTGAGAACCATTTCGTTTGAATCTTGAATAAATCACTTTTGTATTTGGTAACATATGATATCCAGTCATTAATGAATTACCTGTAATGATGATTCGTTTTCGTCCACTCTTCTCATAGTCATCCAGTATATTCGGAATCATCAATGAATCAAATTCAGATGATGAAATCAAATACATGTTTGGAACATATTTCAATATTGCTTGTGTTTTCTTTACTGCTTCTTCCATATAGTATTTGAATTGTGTAAGTTTTTCGTTCTTCATTTTATTTTCATACGGAACCAGATAAGTTTTCAAATGTTTTCGTTCTGCAAGATTCTTTGGTTCAAATGAATTCATGATGCCGATAATTCGAACATGATCCCATTTCTTTGCAAAGTTCTTCCAGTGATTTAATGTCGTCAGAAAAGACGACATTAAATCCACTTCAACTTCTGGACCAGAAAACGGAAGATAATTCAAATACTTTTGATATGAAGCCAATGATTTGATAAATGTATCGAAATCAATAAAGATGTCAACACCTTTTGGTGCATCGTATAATTCACCAAGAATTGTGGAAATAATTTTGTATCGTGCTTTCAATGTTCCCGTAATAGGACCACTTGACACTTGATTCATAGTATCACTCCTTACATCGTTTCTGAACCAAACAGATAGTCGACAAATCCACGTGCACCAACACGATTGATTTCATTACGTTCATCAAATATCGAATGATACAGATGATGTTTGGTTTGCTCAAACGACATTGCTGTTGAGAATGCTTCAATATTCTGAAGAACCGTTTTCAATCTCATGATTTGATATGTTTGATTTTCAACAGTCCAATCAGGACGCAGTAACTTATTATCAGTCCTACGTACTAAATGACCAATCAGAATTTCGCCATGTGTTGACAAGATTGGGATCAATCCATGAAGCATTTTTGCCAATGCAACAACCGCATCTTCGATTGTTGAAAATCTTGTGATATCTGATTCAAACAGTTTCATGATATCCATATAACGTTTCGTCATCATGATATTGATCGGAATGACAACTGCAAACTGTCCTCCAGCATCTAGAATCTTATGTGATGTAATTTTGTAATATGTCACATCATCAATGACAACATCCTTACATTTATCCAGAATATTGTCCGGAATCGAAATGGATGCATAATTCGAAATCGTAACAGGTACAAGATCTTTTCCGATATAACATGTAAACTGTTCGGAAATATTGTCCATATAATCTTCCCGAATATAAATGTCAAAACGTTTTTCGTCTTTCGGAATGATTGTTGACATATCAACGACAAAATATTTGTCAAAGTTATCAGAATAGACAATCTTTTCCGCATTTGATTTCAGCAGATGCTTTGCAGATAAAATATTTTGTGAAACACGTGATGTCATGAGTTCTGTTGTATAAATGAATCCACCTGTCAAATCAGCAACCTTCAATGCACGTTGACCATAGCATATATGACAGCAATCTTCATTCAAATTACATGTGCATGGTGAACGGAACCAGAACTTTTTACCGAGTTTATCTTTATCCTCTTTATGTAAGACTTTCAATATACCATCATTCTTTTCTTCATAATAGTATCTTCCGTCAAACATTTCAAGGATGGTTTCATCGACTGTAATCGGAATCGGATTTACAGATCCACAATCATACACTGTCGGAGAAATTGTACCATATGCAAGCATCATAAGGTTGCGGTTAAAGTATCCGGCAGCGCCCATGTAATCTTTATTCATGATATCTGGAACACGGGCGGCAATTGCACCTGTATAGAATACTGGTAAAGAATGATAACCAGCGCGGAATCCATTACCATTCATAATGACAGGAATAATATTTCTTCCATCCGGAATCTGAGAGAAGTTGATGTACAGTTCCTCCATTTGTTTGTCTTTGACAAGCTTTGTATACTTGTTTCCAACAAAGAACGGGTTATTACGTTCAACCATTATTCCTTCCAGAATCTTATAACGTCTCGCGTTCTCTTCGACGATATCAGCAGTCTGCATATCATTTGGATATTCTGTGTTATTAATTTCACGAATTTCTTCAGAATCACGATAATGATCCAAGAAGAGATTTTCCGCAGTATAAATCTGCATGTCTGCTTTGGCAAAATCAATCATCATCATTTTCCAATCCAATGAAAGCCGTGCCATTTTCTCTTGAATTTCGACAATCGAAATACCATGTCTCTGTAAAACACGAACGATTTTATCTTGAAATTTTTCTCGTTCCTTGTGTGTCAAATAAGATGATAACAGAAAATCATCCAGATTGATATCCTCCAGATATCCAACGATTGGACGAAGTAACGATAAACAGAACATGAATCGGTTCAACGGAAGAATACGAATTTCATGTTCATTGTCTTCTACGAATTTCTTCATTCGAATATTCGTTTTCTGGATTTTATTTCCATTTTCATCACAATTACCCCAACACAATTCGGCGATTGCAACAGTTCTGTTCATGAGATAATCGAAATTGTTACGATATCGATCCAGTACAACAGGATCGCCCAGCAAGTCAACTACTTGCTGGGACGTTGTGATTTCATCCATTGATGAAAGGTCATCGAATAATTCATATTTTGGATCATGCATCCAATCATACTGTTCACTCATACGTGTTTCCTCCTTAAGTATCGATATCGGATGGCTTCCATTTGAAGTTCATAATCATATCTTTACGCGCTTTCACAGCTTCTTTGCCTTTACCAACCAACATATCATATGTTTGCATAATATGAATATCGGAAGCATCAACACGGAAGATATGACGTGTGCGGGGATCGGTAACGATTTCACGAAGAACCTTCGGGTCAGATGTTGCAAGGCCTTTATAACGATCTTTAATGACCGGATATTTTCTTTGTACTTCTTCAAAGAATCTTCCAATTGTATATGTGTGAGAATCAAATTGTACAAGCATTCCATATTTCTGTTGAATCTGAATAATCGGAAGTAATCTATCATACAGAGATTGATCAACAACAACGACTTGATCCACAAGATCGATTGTTGCAAATATTTGATGAGATTTCTCGTCATACCAAAGTTCTGGATAAGTCTTTGTTAATGAACGTAACCAGTCTGCAATATGATCAATAAAACCATCAACAGATTCTGCACACATCATTCCGTGTGCAATGTGTTCAAGTAAATAACGATTAACAGATAATGCTTCTGATACTTCTGTTAAATCTGTGAGATATGTGAAAGCTTCTTCAATAAATGTTTTTCCAGATGAAACATGTACAACACCTTCAGGGAATTGTAATTGAATATTACCAACTGAACGAATACATTCTTTGATGTATTCCGTTTGTGTTGCAACATATGAGATTTGTTTACCTGCCGCAAGTTTATACAATGGCGGTTCTGCAATATATAATTTTCCAGCTGTAATAATCTCAGGCAAGAACCGTAAGAAGAACGTACAAATTTCAACACGAATATGATATCCATCAACATCGGCATCCGTTGTGATAATGATTTTGTCAAAGTTCAATTTCTTGATGTCAAATGTGGAACCAATTCCACATCCCAAAACTTTTACAAGATCATACCAAACATTTGATTTCAAAGCTTGATCGATTGTCATTTCCCAAACATTTGGAGATTTACCTCTAAACATAAGAACAGCTTGAAATGTTGCATTTCGTGCAGCATTAATACCACCTGCTGCAGAATTACCCTCAACAGTAAACAACTCTTTCGGTTGTACTGTTTTTACAGATGAGCATGGTAAATATGAATCAGGTTTTGACCATTGCTTCTTTTTTGATTCTGCTGAAATGTTACGAACTTTTTCTCCTTCTTTTCGTACACGGTTATTCTGAATAACAATTTCAACAAGCTCATTCAATTTTGCTTGATTCATGTCACATAATTTCTGATATACCGCATTCGAAATAGCCAATGCCAAAGAACGAGAATCAACTTTTGATTTTTCTTGTGAAGCAAATATATTAGCGAAATCACATTCTGCTTTTACTGCAACATTTAAATGCAATAGAATATCACGTCGTAAATCATCATCTTCCAAACCTTTCTTTTTCGCAAGAACGCGTTCGGATAAATATTTCGATAAACCATTCACGACACCATTGATATGAGAACCACCTTCAGCAGTATGAATCATATTCATCCATGATTCACGTAAGTCTTCTCCACGATAATCCGGTGAAGCATACATAACCGCTGCATCAATTTTATACATACGATCATATGTAATATCTTGAACAATCTCTTGTAATTTTCCTTCACATTCAATACGAACTGGTGCAGACATGAATTTATCATCCGGAATTACTTCATGAAAATATTGATCAATGTTCTTGTGCTCTAATTTAAATTGCTCACCATTCACTGAATAAAATACTTTGATAGATGGATCCAAGGTATATTCAAATCCACGAATCCATTCAACCAGTGCATCAACAGGAATTTCAGATTCTCCCATGATTTTCTTAGAAGGCTTGAAAAATGTTCGAAGACCATGTTCTTTTCCTTTATAATCTTCCAATACTTCTTCGATGAGTTTTCCTTCTTTATAATGAATCGTCAGCTTTTTCTTTTCTTGTGGACGGAAAGTTGTTACAATTAATTCACTGGATAATGCCGTGAATGCAGTTGTACCAATACCGTTTTCACCCGCAGAAGCACCATGTGCACGTGTCATGTTTGAACCAGCTTGAGATGTCTCGTGAATTGTGCGTAATAAATTTGTCGGTAATCCTCTACCGTTATCTTCCGATATAATATAATCCCTGGTAATCTCAATATGAATTGTATTACCGGGAGATTCTTTCTTAAAACATTCATCTGTGTTATTATTTATAATCTCCTTACACAAATGCAGAATACCTTTTGATCCAACAAATCCAACGATCATTGTTGGTCTTTTTCGGATTCGTTCGATATCATTTGTAATGATATCCATCTTGTCGTCTCTCATTTTGACAGCCATAAAAACCCGCCTTTCATAACCAAAATGTATTTGTTTGTTCTGAGAAGCTGAAGATTATACAACATCTTCATGACGCAAAAATAATATATCTATTTAAATGACAAAAAAATAAGTTCATTGTATGATGAACCAGATTGTCTTTTGCCGAAAAGACAATCTTCCAATCCATTGTATCCACGCTGGATTATTCTCCATTTCGTCATGTTTTCTCGGTTTGACATGACAGACTTCCTCATTTTCTCTTGCAGGGGCTTCGGCCCCTGCACACTTATTTTTTATATTAAAAACGTTTTTGTAACTTTATCCTGATAAGGAGGGAATCGTATGCAAATTCAAGGTTTATATGATATGGATTTAGCTATTAAGGTGAATAACCTGCAAGAAGTTACATCACCTCAAATATATCGTTCAACGAATCAATTCAATCCAAATGGATTATTCTCAGAAGAAATCTTTGGACAAACTGAAGAAGAACAAAAATATCGTTGCGGATATATTAAATTACCAATTCATGTATTCAATCCACATATTGCAAAAACAATCATTCTTCGTTCCGGTGGAATCATTCGTAAATTAGCATATGCTGAAATTAAATGTGATTTGATTGATGGACAACTGGTTGAAAATGAGAATGGAAAATATTGTGGTATTGTTGATCTGTATAATATATGGGATCAAATTGATATCGTAAAAACATTAAAAACAAAACGTGATGAAAATATTAAAATTCTTACAAAGACACCGAAGCGTTTATTATTCATTGACAAGGTTCTTGTATTACCACCGTCAATGCGTCCAACTGGTATGAGAAATGGTAGACAGATTAAATCCGAACTGAATACTATTTATATGAAGCTGCTTGGATTTAAATCCGTAACGTCTCATGTTACAACGACTGTACACAAAGCACACAATCAAATCCAAGATACCGTTATTGAAATCTATTCATACATTCATAAATTATGTGGAACAAAGAATGGATACTTCCAAAGAAATTTATTGGCAAAGAATACCATTGGTACCGTTCGTAATGTTATTTCTGCACCGTCATATCGTACAGATAATACACCAGTTGGAATATTCCGTACAGGATATCCGTTGATGTCAATTTTATCCATGTTCCGTCCATTTGTTAAATTCAATATGAAACAATTTCTTTCATATGATAATATAACATCTTTCCATTCTAATCCAGATGAAATCAAACGTTCAGATATTGATAATATTTATGATGACAAAGAGATTGATGATTTAATTAAAATCTTCATGTTGAATCCGGGTTCTCGTTTCCGTATATTATATGCTGATCCTGAGAATAAAACACCGATTATATTCAATGCAGTAAATATTCAAACAAACGAATCTATCTCTCGTCCATTGACATTAACTGACGTCATTTATCTATGCTGCTACAACGCAACAGTGAAGGCTGATCGACATGTTTACACTGTTCGATATCCAATCGGTGATTTGTATGGAGCTTTCTTTACAAAGGTGCATGTATTATCAACAAACACCACTATCCCGGTTCAATTTAATGGTGAAACATATCAAACATATCCAGTTGTTGATCCAGAAATGTCACACGCAAAAGTATCAACACAATTCATTGATGTACTTCAAATGTCGAATTCACGTCTTGTGAATCTTGGTGGTGACTATGATGGTGATACCGTTAAGAGTACTGGTGTATGGTCTGATGAAGCAAACAAACAAGCGGAAGAAATGATGTATTCAAAAATCTATTGTGTTCGCACAGATCTTACAGCAGCATTCCCAATTGAAAAAGAATGTTTGAATGGTTTATACGGTTTAACGAAACTTGAATGATATTTATTACAAAAAAACATACTCATGAATATATAATGGGGAGAGATCATCCGGTATCTCCCCCCCATTATAAGATTAAAGCGTTATGACAAATCTATTTTCGGATTTATTCAAAACGCTTTTTACTGCATCACAGATTTGATTGTTGATTTGTTGGATATTTGATGCATATCGCTTGTTATCAACAACAAGTCTGGACACAGACTTGTGAGCTGAATCGTTTGCGGAAAACCCTAAACGATTCAGCTCATTTGTCCAAAAGGACATGACAATCACCTTCTTTCTAGGATTTAGACAATATCTCCGGTTATTGTCAAAATAATAATATACATATGAAGAATCATTTACGTGGGGCATTGCCCCACGTAAAACATGATTATATTTTAAACACTACTGTATTGAGATGAAGAATAATCTCATATACTATTTTAAAGGAGATGATTCCATGGGAATGCTTGATGCATTTAATCAATTGAATGAAGTACGTTCATTTGAACAAGTCAACGAAGAATATCATCAACAACCTGTATCTGAATGGGATAAGAATCTTGGTGACCCAAATGCATGGTTGGATCGTTATACAAGATTCGTAGAACGTCCTAGATTCAACCCGAATATGGATGGATATATTTCTGCATATTCGTCCGGACATTGGGGTGGCACAACAGATCTTATGAGTGCATTTCAATTGAGCGCAGATCTTGGTCCACTCCAAGAAAAAGTTGAGCCAAATAAAATCTTTACTTCTGATATTGCTGCATTGAAAACAATGGCTGCAGATCAAGCAAAAATCATTAAGGTCTTTGAACGAAAAGCAATGGAAAGTTTAAACGACAAAGGAAAATTTGGTTTGAATGAAGATGACATTGAAGCAATGCAAGCATTAACATCAGCACGTTCAACATTAATGTCAATTCAAGAAAAACAAATCAATGTGAAGAAGGCAATTGCAGAATTGAAAATCAAGCAACAACAAGCAACCGGTGCGGTTGGTCCACAACAAGGTCCAACCGGCGGAAAGACAAATGTGTATGATATCGGTCGTTCCATTATGGATAATATGTTTGATATCAACATAGGACCGCAACAAACTGAAACGACTATTAATGCAAATTATCCAACGATTGATGTTGATCAGGCTTCTGATGTTTTGAATAGTATTGTCGACGCAGGTAATGTTGCTGCAACAACAGTTTTCGAAGCAGATAAACCAACGACATATGTCGTTGTCGGTGATACTGATTCTGATACAGAATACGTCACAAAATCAAAATCCGGTGAAATCATCGAAGAGTATCCGAATCCGGATGCACGTATTACAAAGGTCAATCATGACACAAATACAGCAATTGATGAATTGATGAATGAATATCCGGTAATTCGGCGTGATGAATTAAATCTTTAAAATGTATGGCGGGGGATTATCCCCCGCCACTATTTATATACCTCACACAAAATGATAATTGTGAGGTTATTCCCGCATGAAACGCGATTCTTCATGCTGTTTCCTCGTAATTACACAATCCAAAATCTATAGAAAAGGAGAGAGAATATAATGCTTGATACGAAGTATGGCATGAAATACCCATTTCCTCATACGCTCGTTCACATTGTGGACAATTCTTCGTACACTGGCGATCTCCCGGTTGTCGTTGCACAAGATCCGTCCATGTATGGAACTCTTGTTGTTTCTGGCCTTCCCATGGGCGAAGACAACAAAGTGATCCAGGTCATGCGTTCGGATATCCTCAATGTTGCATATGGTCTCGGTAATATCGGCACTTCTGAGATTAAGAAGTATGGTCAAACGATTACATATCCGCTGTCCATCATCGATCAGGGTGCACCGGTGCAGCTGCTCCGTATTACTCCGTCTGATGCAACATATGCATATTCCTGCATCACAATCGAGTGGCGTTGGGATAAAGAGAACAAGAAACTCCATGTCCGGTATGGCAACTACAGCCTTGAAAACGATATGGATCTTGTGAACTTCCAGAACAAACAGCGTCTTGCTGAGTATATCAAGAAACATGCAAAGAACGATGCATATGTTGACGACACTGGTGAAACTTGGGTCCGTCGTGCATTCATTGTAAATGTTTCTGCAGGTCGTGGTTCTGCATATAACAACTTCACAACTACGATCAATCAAACGGTTCAAGCAAAGAGACCGGCGAATGTTCGTTATCTCTTCACCACAATCAATACGATGACAAATCTTGCTGTTGAGCAATTCCATGCATCTCTGGTGAATGTCAACAATCATCGTGAAGATGCAATTGATCCGGTAAACATTGTTGTCGGTAAACGCGCAGCAGGTTCTTCTGTTGTGGTTCCATTCCTCAATGAGGAAGCTGTTCAAGAACTATACAATGTATATCGTGGATACTTTGCTGAGATGCTGAATGATAACAGCAACTTGACCACTGATTATGAAACCGATGTATTCAAGACATTGACCGTCAATACATTCGATCCGATCTTTGGTCTGTATCTCTACGGCGGAACGGATTCAAACGCATTGCTTCCGTTCTTCCAGGTTGATATGCGTACGGCAGATCGTCCGGAGCTTCCGGAATCTCAGAGAGTATACTATAATGGAACTCTTGATGCAGAAGGTAAGCCGGTTGATGCAAATGAAGATCTGATCAATGTTGATGCAAAGGTTTCTGAGAGCCTGATTAATATCACAACTGGTATTAAGAAGGTTGGTACTGATGCATCTGGTGTCATTGATTCGAAAGCAACATATCTTGGTGATGTGTATCTGTATGCTGGTATCACTTCTGATACTAATCCATTCGTATACATTGTTACTGGAATCAACCAGTACACCAAGTCTGTTACAACCGTCAGAACTAACATGATGCATTTCTACAGAAATGATCTTGGTACTGATGTTGACTCCAAGCTTGCATTTGTATGTGCAACGAAAGACCGGATGACATTTGTCAAAGAAGTTCGTGATAAGATTGCAAAGGGATTTGTCAAAGATGGCGATACCGTTGCATGGGCTGTCCCGTCTGGTGATACTGTCGTTTGGGATCTGTACTTTGTTAAGGAAGGATCTGCAGATAAGGTAAAAGCTGGAACTTATGTTTCTGATCTTGAGAGTGAGGCTAACTTCAAACTGTGGCTGATGCTCTATTTCGATGAAACAATCGCGAACAACAAGAACAACAGATACGACTTCATCGCATGGGATACCATGGATAATGTTGGAAATGTTGTGGGTCTTGCTTCTGAAAGATATGAGGGTGGTTCCAAGGGTGAAGCATTCAAACGTGCTGGTTCAACTTGCTTCAATCTGGATGCTGACATCTCCTCTACTTCAACAGCAGAACCTGTATGGGTGAATTCTGGATACAAAGATGCCGATGATCATGAAATCACCTATGCCGTTGCGAATAGAAACCTCACTACAATTCGTAAGTACGGTGCACCGCCGACTACAACGACGCTTATTGCATCTGATGTTGTCGGTACGCAGTATGACGCTTTCTGTGTTTCTGAAGATAAGGCTGAAGCATATCGTATTCAGACTGATTCAAGTGCACAGGGATATGTTGCTATTACTATTTCGAATGTACCAACTGGTACAATCGTTCCTCCGGAGCGCACGCTTGGTTGGACTCCCGAAAGCACCCGGTTCCGTTTCGCACCGATTCAGCAATCTGCTGGTGGTGATATCACACTTTCTGAGATTACAAAGTCTGAGATTTCGAAAACTTACTACGCAACTGAAATCGAAAACAGTGGTCTTGCAGCATTTGTTGCATTGAACGTGTATGACGGTTATCTCCATGAAGGTGAGTTCTATCGCACGAAGGATACTTGGACAGAGGATGACAAGTATGACAAGACAACTGATGAATCTAAGTGGAGTGTCTTCAGAGACTTCACTGATCCGTCCAGTATCAAGTACTATAAGTGTGATGGTTCTGCATACACACTGCTCGAAGGTATCACCGGCATGAACCAGATTCTTCGTTGGTATAAGCAAAATACTAACGGCGAATGGATGATTGATACGTCTGTTCCGACCGATGCTCCTGATCCTCAGGTTGCAGATGGTTGGGTTCTTGGTGGTCTGTCATTGAACTTCGTTGCCGGAAACTTCACTTGGGTACAGGATGCACGTGCTGCAGTTCTGATCAACCGTTACACTGTAACTGGTACGATTGGTTCTCTGTATCGTATTCAGATGAACAAGGTTACGATTCCGGCGAATTACTATTCGTCTTCGTATGGAATCAACGTGACAAGTTCTTCTTCTGATGTGAAGCTTCACGATGGTTACACTGGATTCTTTGATGAATATGGTACTGCTGAAATGTCTGATATCGAGTACAAGTGGGAATACTCACGTCTGCTCGTTAAGGCATTCCGTGGTCAGATTGATCCGAGAATTATGTCACCGACTCGTGTACCTGCAAAGTATCTCTTTGATGGTGGTTGGAACACTGTTGTTGGTCAGTCCGCACTTCCGTCGATGTCTTACAGTGCTGCTGATCTCATTGCTGCTTCAACTATCTTCACTGCAGATGAAAAGGATGAGGTTCTCTTCAATCCTGAACTGACCGCTGGATGGTCTGCACAGAACAGCGAAATCGATGTTAAGCAGGCTATGTATGATCTGATGGATTACCGTGTCTACTCTGGTATTCCGGAGGATAAACGTCCAGTTGGTCCTGGTTCCGGCATGTCGCTGCATCTTGACTCTGGTGTTACTGATGCTGAAATGGCATTGACAATCAACAATTCCTTCATCAAGCGTTTCGATAACCCGAATGCTTCTTGGGATATTGGTGGTTGGTACGCCAGTGTGGATGGACTGCCGTACACCTATGTGAAGAGACTTGCAGACAATCTCTTCAGACATTGTCAGACTTACACGGTCAATAAGCCGTTCGTCAACACGTACAGTAAGATTGATCGGTCTGAGTATGTATCTTACTTCCCGGACATTGACACCACTGACTGGGATTATCGTGAGCTTATGTACAATTCGGGCGGTAACGCTTGGATTCCGGATGTGAATGGTGCAATCATGCGTCGTTCTCAGAGAACTCTGATGAGAGGTTCGGATACTTCCGATCTGATTCAGGAGTCCAACATGAGAACGCTCACGCAGCTTGTATACATCCTCCAGAACAAGCTCGATGAGAAGCTCTTCGAGTACAACGATGATTCCTTCCTCAGAACGATGCAGGATGAAGTAACAAACATGTTCACCAACTGGGTTGGATCTCTTGTTGATGGTCTCGATATCCATTTCGAGCGTGACATCAATCCGCTTGATGGTGGCGAACTTATTGTTTGCTACGTCGACGTTGTATTCCGTGGCATCAATCTCCGTATCCCGGTCATTGTGAATGTCAACAGACGTGTCACAACGACCTAATGTTTTGAGAAAGGAGAGAAATAGTTATGCCGATTAGCTTGCAAACTGGTATCCGTGAATATAATGGTGACCTTTCACAATACACAGGTATGCTCGGCGGCTTGACTCCGGATGTTCACACACTCCGGAGTCTTAACCCCGAGACTACAAACCGTGTTATCTGTGTCATGTATCGTGGACCTTATTTCCTGATGCACTATTTCGGTGATGGTTCAAATGCGTATACGAACAAAGAGTTCGCAACGTACAAGAAACTCATCGAATGCTATAACACTGGTATCACGGTGAATGCTGGTGACCATTCACTGGCGACAACAAACCTGCAGGGTGGCTTCGCTTCTAGAAGTATTCCGATTCCGACACAGCAGAATGCAAACAACAACCAGTCACTTCAGATTACCATTCCTGAATTGGTTGGTCGTCCGGCTGCAAACTTCCATAATATGTGGATTGATGGTATTGCTGATGAGATCACTGGTCTCACACATTATCATGGTTTGGTTGCTGGTTCTGTTGATGCACAGAAGATTCCGCAAAGAATCTTTACTCCGGCATCTGGTGGTGGATCCACGGTTGCTTTGGAGCCGTCCCCTGCATGGGAAGTTGCTGAGTTCCTCATCATTGCACTTGACAGATCTGGTGCACGTGTTGAGGGTGCTATGATGGCTCTCGGATGCATTCCGTCCGGCAAGGTTGGATATGATATCTACAATTCCAACGCTTCTGGTACTTCTCAGCTACAAACTCTGACGTTGCAGTACAACTGCCAGTTCGTTGAGTCTGCATATGTTAACGATCTTGCGACCAGATATGTACAGCAGTTCGCTGTCTTCGGAAACAAGATGAACTACAACCCTGGTGCTGGAGACGCATTCTTCACCGATACGAATCCTACCACATATGGAGATATCAACACCGATATGTTCAACAAAGGCAAGAGACCGGACCTCGATGCTGTTCAGTCTGGAGTCGGAAACATTCCGGTATTCCGTACGAACAATCAACGCATCGCACGTCAGGCAAAACCGGAGACCGTTCTTACACCGAGCGATCACTCCAAGATCTACAATACTCCGGAAGGTTCTTATACGGATATCTCGAATCCGTATGCATCAGATGCTGCACCGGGCTAATTGTACAAAAAAAAGAAGTATACATGGGGGCATATGCCCCCATGTATATTTTATATTGTAATAACTTTGATACAATGAATAAAATGAGATCCATGAAGTATATCACCTAAGTTGTAGATGGTGGTTTGTGTTTTATTTGTGAACGTTACTCACAAATGATCTCTGTTCCTTGAGGAATCCGTATAATAACGATTTCAGACATGATCGTCACCTCCTGTGGTGACGTAAGTTCTTCATGGGTCTCATTTTATTCATTATAAGAACAAAGAAAAGGTGGGGTGTTTGCCCCACCTTAATTATGTCAAAATAAATATCTCATATATGTCAAATTTATCATAGCATAATTTGACAGCAACATATTCCACATTCATCAATGAGAAAAATGCAACACCAACTTGTGATAATTTTTTGTCTGTTTTTGTTGCCATTTGTTTTGTCATGATTACACCTTTTTCAAGTATCGTTGGTTCTTTTGCATGTGCGACTATATCGCGTTCATAATATTTAAACGTTGCTTGTTTTGCTGCTTGAATTAATTCCGGATTGCAAATTGTGTCAAGTAATGTCACATCGAATCCATTCTTCTCTAATTCAACAACATCATCTGGATTATGAAAATAAAAATAATATTTAAAATTCTTTGGTCGATGAGATTCGACCAATTCCTGTAATGATAATTCCTTTTTATTGGTAGCCATGTGTTTTCGTCACCTTTCCTAAAAGATAATCACTTGTGAATATTGATATATACGATTCTATTGTAAATGGTTGTATACCATCTGTTGTCCAATTTGCTGCGTTATATAATGATTCCGTTAATGCATCAATATCATCATCTCGAGATAGTTCCTCATACGATGAGGGATATCCAGGATAACCGGGATATCTGTATGCGTATGCATCTTCATCCATATTTTCCAAGAATCCCGGATTTGTTTCTCTGATATAAACATAATCTAACTTTTCAATCAATGATTGAACGCGATTGAATAATTCGATTTCTCCTTTTAATGCACATGCACCAAATGACATTGTATCTAGTAACTCAACACTGATTGTGGATATAATTTCCATAACAATCTCCGTTGTTGTTGCAATCTGATATATCTTATCCCGTTTTCTAGATCCAACTCTAAATATCTTCAATGTAATCATATCGTCATCCGAATAATCGTCATCCGATGTTATTTTAACATCTGCATTTTTTGGATCAAATCCATGTTGGATTAAAAATAAATCCATCATATTTTTGTCAAGAGTTTGCACAAATATTCGTGCATTCACACCAGTTTTTTCATCTTCGGGACCCCAATTGATTGGTCTCCATGAAAATTCATACATTATATCATCACCTCATTTCATGCATTACAATTTTTGCAATGAATGATAATAATTTCAGATTCTCGACTTTTTGTTTACCCGTATTCCCAAATGGAATATAATAATACTCCGGTAATTTATCCTGTAAATACATTTTTTGGAAATGTGATATATAACGATACACGTCATCGTTATAATCTTCAACCATTTTAAAGATTGTCAACAAATATTGGTTCATTCCCAATGTATGCTGTTGTAACATTTGTTTCGGTATACCTTTATATTCAATCGTACCATCCACGTAGAACATTTCGACTCGTCCATATCGTATATATGATGTCCATGTATTTTTATGAATGAATTGCACACCATCTATGTTATCTTTTATTTTATGCTTTTGAATAAACATTAACGCATCTGAATGTAATGTAACAATTTCATTTTCGGTTAAATGATTTTCATCGATGAATTCTTTTCTGGTTTGTAAAACACCATTGATCATATTTTCTGAAAATTCTTTATCGTCTCTTTGGCGTAAACCAATTTCACGTGTTCGTTTTTCTTTTGGCATTCGAACCAAAATATCTAATTCATTATCCGGTATTAAATGGAAACGACGTGATACTGATAAAGATGCTTGCTGCATGTCATATTCAACAATAGTTTTATGGAACACATATTCAATATCCGGATTCATCCACAATGCTTTTGAATACATTTCCGGAAGATTTTCTCGATTAAATAAAATCATATCATATACTCCCTTTATAATTTCATACAGAGTTATTCCCGTATGTCATTTCAATGATATACATTTCTGTTTGAAAAATTTTTCTCAAAAAGGAGTATGAAAAATGGCTGATGACAAGCAGTTCATTGATCCATTAGAGGAACTGATGGCACGCAATGAATCAATTATGAATCCCAATGAAACACCGGCTGCACCGGCTGATGCCCCTGAAGAAGAGGATATATTCGGTGTAAATGATCAAGCAAACGAAATGGCTGCGGAAGATGCTGCACGTGAAGAAGCACGGAAGGCACATCAACAGGAACTTGCTGAAGCAGCTGAAGCAATCAAACCGACTGTCCAGTTACCTCCACAATCTTTGGATCCAAAATTCCAAAAGGATGCAATTGAATTCCAAGGTAACAAACTGGATATTGTTGGTGACATGATTCAGAAAGCGATTGCCAAGATGGGTATCACTGGTGGTGGAATTCCTGAAGAAGTTGGTAATGATGTCAATTATCGTCGCAAAGCGATGGGTGATCTTATTGAATACTATGAGATGAATGGCGAAGAAATTACTGATGAATTCTGCGCTATCATCAAAAAGTATTGGCGATATGATGACGGTAATAATATCGACCAAGAAGCTGCGAAAGAAGCAGCTGAAACACAGGAAGCAATTGAAGCGGCAACTGACACGGCTATTGCTGCTCCAGAACCGACTCCTGAAATCAATATTCATGTTGATGCAGGTGTAAGTGATGTCACTGTGAACATTGATGAGAATCTTGTGAAGGATATGTCAGAAGAGCAACGTGTGAATGTCCGTGTGATTAAAACCACACAAGAAGAAATGCGTACTGCAAAAGTCGTATTGAATTCACAACGTAATGACATTATCACTCCTTTCAAGTCGACGGCAAATTCTGTTCCGTTGGCATTGCCGTTGTCTGGTTACAGATGCTGCTTGACTCCTCTCAGTTATTGGGAATTCATTCAGTTGTCTTCTGAACCGACTTCTGGAAATCGTGTTGATATGGATAAGAAACAATGGTCTATTATCTATAAGCACATCACGAATGTATCAATCGGTGATTTTGCAAACTTTGAAGACTTCCTGAAGAAAACAAAGTATGCTGACCGTGAATTGCTGATGTGGGGTATTCTGCTTTCTGCATCTGATGATGTGGAAACTGCAACGGTTGTTTGTGGTAACCCGAAATGTCGCGAACCACATGAGATCAAGTATATTCCTCAGAAGATTATCCACATCAATGATGAGCTTGCAAACCAGCATGAATACAAAGTGACCGGTTCTGTTGCTCCTGGTAAACCTGCAATCGAGCACTTCAATAAAATCAATTCAACAATTAAAATGTATGAACTTCCGCATACAAAGTATCTTGTTGAGATTGAAGCACGTCCGTCTGCATATGATTTCTTGAATCGTAGATATCCGTTGATGGATGAGTTGCGTGAACGGTTCAAGAGCGAAAACCAAAGTGATGAAGATTTCGATGAATCCAACAATGCAGAATATGGATACCTGTTGTTCCAGGCATTGTTCATTACTGCAATCTCCAAGGTTGTTGATGGTCAGACATACCGTTATACAAACTGGGAAGATATTGAGAAAATCATCACAACATCACTCGACATGAATGATGCTGGTATTCTCTTCTCATTAATCAAGCAAGTTGCTGAAGAAACTCGTGACCCGATTCAGTTTTATATCGAGGATGTCACATGTGAAAAGTGTGGTCGTCATGAAAAACGTATCATGATTCCTGACGTTGGTCAGTCCTTGCTTTTCCAGCTATCTCAGAGGCTGTCGTCTACCGCAATAAACTTGACAGAGATGGAGCAGAGCTGATTGAACTCGGCGAATTGTTCAATCGGTGTATCCCAATTGATACGCTCTTACAAATGCCGCGCAAGTTTGTAAACAGACTCCGAGAACTCCGACGGTTCCAGAAACGGCGCCAAATGGAACAACATCAACAACAGATGGCGTCAACGAATACAAATCATGGTTCTCAAATGAGTTACAATGATTCTATCCGTAACGCCCATCAAGTTTTGAACACTTCGGCAATTGATGACTTGGTCGATGAACTTTCTTAATGGGAAATCCATATGAAAGGAACTAAATAAAGAATGATCAATGCTTCATCTTTCGGACAAGTCCAGTTTACACGACTGGACTTGTTCGTTCATGTGCATATAGAAAAAAATGGAATTGCTTTCGTGGTTGATAATTATCAACCTATCAGAGAGCAATACTATGCACAACGTTATCCACAGCAAAATCTACAATGGAAGGAAGATTCGGATGTTCAAAATCCCGCAATCGAAAATCAATGAGTTCACAAAACTCTTTGAAACACACCGAGTTCAAATCTCTGCATGTAATGTATTCTTTCAAAATGTCAGAATGTTGAATGGACGTCATCACATTCTTGATCGTAAGATGTTCGATGAAGAATACAAAACATTTACATCGGATATTGAACTCGAGACATCTCCAATCGATGCATTTATCCCGAGTGACATCGAACCAAAAGAAACACCGGACGAAATTGACCCGGCTGATCTTATGAAACAACGTTTGTTCTTGGTAAACAGAATTGTTCCCGAGTATGAACGTATCAAGAATCGTATTACCGAAGAACGTATCCGGTCAGATTTCAATGAAACACATCCGGTTATCATGGCATTGGTAAACGGTGAGGCAACAATGGATGATATTGTTGACGACGTGTTCATCTATTGGGCAGTGTATAAATACATTGAGCAAATTGAAAAGATTCGTATTCAAATCTTTTCGAATATGACACCAATGATTGAATACATTGTTGAAAATATCACATTGAATGATATTAAGAATTATCTTCATACGAAGAAATTCAATGATAATAAGATTAACAAATATCGTGAAGATATGTTATTCTTTGCTCCGATGGAAAAGAAGGTTTGCGAATTTTATCTGTCAGATAAATGTCCGTGTCCATTCAATCTGTTGGATCTGATCGATATCATGCTTTCAAATGTTGATATACTTGGAGACAAGTATATTGTACTTGGTATGTATCTTATTGCAGACTTTGCAATATCTGATTTCATGTCGAATGCAGAAGAAAAATCACCATGTGAGCAGTACGTTGTTGATGTTCTTTCACAAGTACCAACACCAACTCCTGAAGATCAGTGATGAATATAATGCGGGGCATTGCCCCGCATTATATTTTTTTTTATTTTGAGAAGTATATCGTTTTCAAGTAACCCAAAAGTATGATTAAATATAAAGGGGTTACAACTAACTTATACACTTTATCGAAAGGATTGGTGATTGTCATGTCCAAAAAATCTCAAGTTATGAACAATGCTTCGGACATTGAAAGAAGATGTGCTGAAGTAAATCCTTTGTCATTGACTGGTATGTCTGCAATGGCATTCCCTGAGAAGATTTCCACGACACGTGGAGGAATGATGGTAAAACATACTTCTCAAAGATTGGTTGTTCGTAATCCTGAATTTCCCATGGTATTTTCTGGTGCAGAGAACGAATTCGGAAAACGTTCTTCATGGGATATCAGAACACATGCAGATTACCGTTTAATGCGAAAGTTTGTAAAGTTTCCGAATGCACCTTATTCACCAATTGCATATATATTTCAGAATCTTGAAACGGGAAAATATCTTTGTAAAATATTCACCCCGGCAGTGAATCTTGTTGAAAAATACGGTTTTCGTATGAAGAATAATATCCCCAATATTCAAGAAGGAGATGTTCTTCCGAAAGGAGCTTCCATTGCACAATCGTCATCTTATGTAAATGACAATTATTGCGCGGGTGTAAATGTTCGTATGGCATATGCTGTACTACCGGAACTCACAGAAGATTCATTAATTATTTCTGATGAATGTGCAAAAGCATTGGAATATGATTTCGTTGATATTGTAACGGTGAATGTTTCAAAGAAATCATTTCTGCTGAATCGTTATGGTCGAAATGGAGAATACAAACCATTTCCAAATATCGGTGAAGAAGTTCAAGATGATATCTTGTGTTCTATTAGAGAGAATTCATATGTATCATCTGTTGCAGAAGCTTCCATACCTCATATCAATGACACAAAGATTTTCTCACATGGTATTGTTGCTGACATTGATATCTTTACGAATGTTGATGTTGAGAATGATCAATTCAATTTCTATTTATCACAAATCAAACAATGGTATTCTGATATATACGCATATATATCAACTGTAATTGTTGATCCATATCAGGATGACACATCATTGTTGGATATTTATCATAAAGCACAAAAATATTTGAATCAATCCGTATGGGTTACGAAGGAATATATTGCGGATACAATTATTAAGTTCACAATGCTTCAACCTATGGAAATCAAAGTTGGACAGAAGGTTGTTGGACGTTATGGAAATAAATCGGTTATTTCCAAAATTATTCCAGCTGCAGATATGCCAAAAACAGATGATGGACGTCCGATTCATATGTTAGCAAATGCACTTGCGGTTCCGAATCGTATTATTGCATTTGCAACTTATGAAGGTTCCATGACATTCATGATGGACAGAATGAACCAGCATATCGGAAAGATGTATCAGAACGGTGCATCAAATGATGAAATTATCAATATCACATCTGAATTCGTTTCAATCTTCAATCCGGATCAAGGTAACGAGATACGGCGTTTATATAAAGAATCTCCACAAATTGTTGTTGATGATATTCTTATGAATGGTATTAATATTCAAATTAAACCATTCAACGAAGTATGTGTTCGTGATGCAATACTGGAAGCATATGAAAAATATCCTGCAATCATGCGCCATTATAATGTATTTACGAAGCTTCATAAACGTTGGATCAAATTGGATGAAACTTATCCTGTTGGATACCAATATACGTGGGTATTGAAACAAGAACCATCAAAAGCATTATCTGCAATTTCAACTGGACGTACGACATTATATGATCAACCTGTCAAGACACATCAGTTCAATAAGAACTTACGACATTATTCTGATAACCCTGTGAAGTTTGGTGAATATGACACGTATAACTTCCTTGCGGGTGTTGGTGTAAAAGATTTCGCAAAGATTACGACATATTATCGTGGTTCTCAATATGAAGAAAATTCAATCCTCATGGCGCAATTAAATGATATGGGATTAGATTTCTCAAAGTACAACCAATTCCCACAATTGGATAACTTGAAGAACACGCTCAAATTTATGGGTATCAAATTGCGTCCTGATATCTTCGGTTATTCGACAATTGGTACATTCGATAAGTTATATGATGTTTTGATCAATAACGTTGAAGTTCAAATATCAATTCCTGAACTTCGTGCATTCTTGATTATGTATTCATATTTCATGAAATACCAGAATGCACATCCGTTTGTTGATCTGGATGAATTCTTTAAACTTATGGATGAAACCGACTTGTTTGAAGGTAGCGATCGCAATTATATTGAATCCATGTATGGGCGATTCACCGAACTTTTACCAACATTAAATCAATTGAAACAATATGTCTGATAAATTTCCTCCGTGAGGATCCGTGCGTCAATCTTAATGTTTGCATGGGGGCGAAAGCCCCCATGTATTCTATATTTTTTTATACCGATACTATAACGCTTATTGATAGGAGGTGATGGTTTCGATGTCAGATATCAAACGAATTGGAAATAAATATTATGATTTTGGAACAAAAAACCAATCTTTTTTGTTAACAGCACAAGAATTAAAAACACTTGGTATCAAAAATTGGTATTTCATGTTAGAAGTTTCCTTTCCACATTTAGGTGTACAAGACATCGACCCATATGATCCAAATATTACTGCAGAAAATATAGGAAGAATTGTTGCTGAATGTAAAAGTAATCCATGGTTTTATTTTAGAGAAGTTGTCAGAATACCGATCCGTGGTGCAGGCGCGGTTCCATTGTATTTACATAGAGCTGGTTGTGCCGCAATATGGTCATTCATTCATAGTTTCGATTTCGAACTTGTACAACCTCGTCAAACTTATAAGACGACAGTACTGACATCAATTGTTTCATATATGATGTTATTTGAATATCGAAATGTCGATATTCCATACATGCATCGTACAGAAAAACGATGTATGGACAATGTTGGTATTCTGCGTGATTATATCACAGCTCTACCGAAATACATGAATCCATGGGCAAATGCAAAACATCTACCAGGTCTTCAGTCACTTCGGTATGAAGCACACAACTGCTCAATTGCAACTGTTTCTGCAGCACGTTCAGAATCTGTTGCAGAAGATAAATCTCGTGGTCTTTCACTTTATGCAGGTTTCTTTGATGAATGTGAGTTTATTTCTTATATGAAACAATTCATCGATGGTGCCAACCCGACAATCGTTCAGGCACGTATCACTGCGAGAGAAATGGGTATACGTTCATGTATCATGTATGCTTCCACACCTGGAAACCTCGAAACACAAGAAGGAATTGACTTCCAGAAGATTATTGATAATCTTCCTGTATTTGATGAAAATATTTATGACAAAACTGATGCTGAAATTGAACATATGAAGAGTATTCCTCAAGCTGACGATGACGATAAAGATCGTATACCAGTATCTATGTTCTATATCGAGTTCAATTATAAACAATTACGCAAAGATGAAAACTGGTTAAAAGAACAATACTATGAAGCTGTCAAAAAAGGAACGATCAACGAATATCGTCGTGGTGTTTTGTTACAAAGATATCGTGGTGATGAAGGTGTTCTTTTCGAGCAAGCTGACATTGATTATATTGCACAACATACACGTCAACCTGATCATGACATCATGATATTGAATAAATATCATTTCTTAGTTTATGAACATCAAATTGTTCATAAGAGTTTGACATCAAATACACCGTATTATGATATCAAGCTTCCATACATGGTTGGTATCGACCCTGCATCTGGAAAGAATGGAGATAATACAGCATTGATTGTTGTTCATCCATATACGTTCCAAGTTGTTGGTGAATTGGTATCCCCATTCTTAGGACCATTGGATTTAATGCGTGTCATAATTGAGGTTGCAAAGCTGATTCCATCATGTATCTTTATTATTGAAACAAATAATTTGGGTACTGCAATTGTTGACTTTGTACAAGAATCCAATTTGGAACATCGTTTCTATCATGATCCAAAATTGGATGCATCTAAGAATGCAATTACAAAAAATGAAACAAATGAAATGACTGTAAAACGGAAAGCAATTGAAAAAGGATACATTGGTACATATCTTACAACTGCGATTCGTGAAAAGATGTTTGTTCTGTTGAAATCACATGTTCATGATTACAAAGAACTTTTAACGACAAAGTGTTTATCATTTGATATCATGAATCTTGTTCGTGCGAAGAATGGCAAAATTGAAGCTGCTTCTGGTTGTCATGATGACTTGGTCATGGCATATAACCATGTGCTATATATTTTCTATTTTGGTTTCAAATTGGAACGCTTTGGCATACATAAAGATTTATGTACATTTAAAAATGCAAGACGTGAAGTTGCAGAATATGATAAAGAATTATCTGAGCAGCAAATCAACAATATCATTCCATACAAAGATCCAAATGGATTTGAAAATCAATTGTTACGAGAAAACATGGACAATAGCCGTGCATCAGGATTTTCAAATAATGGATATGATGTATATGGATATAAACGTCAAGATTACGGTGGAGATAATCCTCCTGTTGATTTATTGGATGCATCTGATTATGCATATTTCACAAGTGTAAATCAAAACTTTTAACAAAAAAAAGATGAGATGCGGGGGTTAATCCCCCGCATCCTCTTCTGATGTTTCCGGTTCCGGAATCGTTTGATCCGGAAACGGATAGATTCCTCGTTTGCAATCACGATAATCCGTGATTGCATTGCGGAGTTCAGTACCGTCCCGCACAAGGCGGTTGACTGCATCGGCTGCGACTGCAACCGGTTTAGTCACAATTGCAGCAGCGATTGCTGCACCGACACCTACAAGCAAGCCTGTAATGAGGACTGCCGCTCCACGCTGGCCCTCAATTTTGATGACCTTCCCATTCGGGAAGTCTACCTCCCCACCAGAGTTAGGAAGATTTTCGAGTCTCTCGAAAAGAGCCTCTTTGATGTCGTCAAGTGTCATTTTAGTTTTCCTCCTTTTCCTGATGATTTTCTTCCTGATGATTTTGATTCTCTTCGAAGAGAATCAACGATACTTTGGACATCAGTTTGTCCAAATCTTTGATAGATGAGGTCATATTTTCATATACTTCATCAAACGATGTTTTATCTTCTGTCGACAAAAATGCCGGCATTAGATTGTCTTTGGCTTTTTCCAGCTTCTCGCCGGACAACAGTCCGACCATTTCTTTTGCTCGGATTGCGTCTGCTGCCGCAATCCATGCAGACGTTACCGATTTCATGTCAGCAACGATGTCTACAGCTTGAGAGATTGTTCTCTCAAATTTCTCGCCAAGTTCCGAGATTTCATCAAAATATTTCTTCATGACTATATCCTCCTCATTTTTATATCCCTCGTGGCGTGAGAGATTTAATTGTTATAGGGTATAAATACCCTTCTTATTATGAATATGAAACAATCCATTTGTATAGATTATCTCTTATTCATAATAATAATATATATATGAAAATATGATATATTGATAATGTGGGGGCTTTCGCCCCCACATAAATTATCAAATAATCCGGAATGTTTTCGAATGGTGTATTATGCACTGTTCTCAAGGAGGAAAACACAGCAAATCGCCGTCCCGCTTACGGCGAAAACAAGGCGGCCAAACCTTGTATGAAAACGGAGAAGGAACATTCCGGATTATCATTCCGTTTAGCAATATATAACAGGAAATTTCTTCATGTCACGTTTTGCACCTGGATAATATGGAATCAATAAACGACGCTTCTTTCCCCATCGAGCAAGCATTGATGCTTGTTTTACATGGTCACAAACGTCGATATAGTATGTCTCTTTTCCTCTGTCACGTAAACGTCCGAAGATTTGTTCTCCGATAATTGATGAAGAATATTGGTCAAAATTAACAACAACTCCAAGATTCGATACGTCAACACCAGTTCCCATTGAGAGTGATGTTGATAAAATGAAATTTGATTCCATTGCATCACGTCGTTTTGATAATGGCATTGAACCATCAACACCTGCAAACGTATAATTCTTAAAGTATGGATCGGCTTTCATTGCAAGAATAATCTTATCGATAATATCGATTAATGGAACAAGAACAAGAATCTTTCCATCATAATTAATAATGCTTTTTGCACGTTTAATGACATTGATAACATTATTGATGAAGGGTTGGCCGTTCCTGTATTCCATCAACATACGATAGTATGAAGCACGTATCAAACCTTTTGAACCATACTTGAAACATTTATTACACAGCTTAGATGATGGGAAATAATAAATGTCTTGCAGATATACTTGGACATATTCTTTTTGATATTCTTCATATGCAGAATTACCAATGAATCGTTTTGCATCTGCTAAAGCACGATTTAGGATTCTGTCTTCAGATGGATCAGATCTTCCGAGTGTTGCTGATAGATACCAGTTATGTTTGATATTACATAATGCATCAAACTTTAAGATTCCTTTCAGATGAAGATGAGCTTCGTCAATGACTTTGATTCCAAAACCTGCTGAATCCAAAGTCTTCATAAGCCCATTCCAATTATCACGAACAGCACCTTCAAGTGAAGATATTGTAACAACACAAACTTTCTTTTCGGGTGCATCCCAAATCTTTGTTGCAATATCGGATTTATCAATACCGAGTTCAACGATATTATCAATCCATTGATTCTTCAACAGTGATGTTGGCGCAACGATCAAAGGTTTCAATCCAAGTTTTGATGCACCATATAATGCTATAAAGGTTTTGCCGACTCCAGGTTTTAGCTCCATTGTAATTTTTGAAGCTTCTGAAGTTGTAATCATTCGAATGCAATCTTCTTGTAATTTTGAACGCGGCGTTCGATTCATTGTCAACGTGATTTGTTTTGGTGTCAAGTATTGTTTGGTTGAATCAATTTTGAGTTTTTTAATTTCAGGATCATTGATTTTTAAAAATCCTGACGTAATATAGATTACGTCATGTTCATGACCCAGAATTGGTTTGTTATCTGGGTCATTACCTGAATAAACAAAGAATTCACGAGTAGGGTTCTGAAGCGTGAAATATTGCAAACATTTCCGTTTGACTTCATTTGTTGGATCTTTGATAATAACACCTGTTGTAGTCTTTTCAATTCGCATTATGCTTCAGCTCCTTCCTCTGGTAAATTAGAACTATCAATCAGATTCTGTTCAGGAGCAGTTTTATCAAGTTTCATCTTATTGGTTTCTTCGCGAGCTTCATTTGCCATCTTCTCGAGTTCTTCAACGTCGATTTGTGGCAAATATTTGCCAATCATCAGTTTCTTGTAATTCCGCATGATATCAGAAATCGGATCATCATTACCATCTTCATTTTGTTGTTCTTTCTTCGTCAAGAATGTTGTATATGCCAATTGGAAGACAGCTTCAAAATTTGAAATCATATCTGATGTAACCGACAGCGTTTTTGCCGCAGGCATATGGAATACAAATTTCAAATCATGAATAATCTCTGGATCAATATCCGTCTCCCAACGAAGTATCTTACGATACAGCATTGTGATATCACGATTGAAATCAATCTTACATGAAGAAATAAATGAAACAAATCGTGTATTAGATAATTCAACTTCTTTAGAGAATTCAACTTCCGTCACTCCACCATTCTTAACCATGATTGCGGGAACTGGTGTTGAATTGATTGCTTCTTCATGAAGTTTATCCAACAGATCTGTATTCAATGGTGCTTCTGCAGCAGGAATATTTTCAATTGTAACAGGTGCCTCATTGTTTGGTCCCATAGGAAGAACAAGTTCTGAACCACCAGAGACTTTGGTTAATGAAGATCTGTAATTGAAAATATCATTTGATGTAACACGACGTGCAGAGAATTTACGAATCAACTGTTGAATGAACTGTTTGTAGTTCTTATCAATTCCAGATGAACGCAAATTATACACACGAATTGCTGAATTATTGATTTGCCACAGAATGGAATACATCTTCAAGAACATATACATTCTTGCAGTAATCAAACCACCTTCAAGCATCGAATGACCTTTGCCTGCACCATCTTCATTAATTGTGCATTGACAAACATTTTCTGCAGGAATATAGATGAAACGCATCATTGCTTCATTGAATTTATGTGATTCTAGAATTGCAACGATTTGTTGATGCAATGCGGTATTATCACGCATAAATTTCAAATTGAAATTACTGATAATCTTTGAAGCAAGTCTTTCACATAACATTTTATCCGGAGAAAATGTATCATGTCCAATAGAAGGTGTTCTCAATGTATATCCAGATAATCCAGAGTTACGACGTTCGCCCGCATCATCAGGACGTGTTAAATCGGAAATATAATAATAACCAATAACAGTTCGATCAATACGGATTGGAATCAATTTTGTTGCAGGTAATATCTTGAGATAAACACCTTTAACATTCTGGAATTCTTTTGAGATATCATCACCAATCACACCGTCTGTCATGACAGTTTCGAAGACTTTATTAGTCTCTTGAACAAATCCTCTGT